CGAGTTTTTAAGGCCCGCTTGGGACAATTTTAAGCTGTGATTATGGCTTTTAACCCCTTTAAGGTCCGACAATTTGATCAAATCAGTTTGTCTTTCCAATAAAGTAATCACACGAAAAACTGTGAGGGAGAGTTAGTGAGATCTCACTCAACTAACCTCATAGAACGATTACAAACCCCGAATCTTGGTCACTTAAGTTTTTAATAAGAGCTTAAGTTTCCTTTCTTTATTTTTCTAATTAGATTGCTCTAATAGCGAGTCTTCTTGATTTATCAGTGCGTAACTGGTAGACCAAGTCTCTTAATTATTGGGCTATATCTTAAAATACCTCTTAACTCGGTCTCTTCCTTTTAGGAGGAAGACCTAGAGCTGCTCTACGAGCATTATCCCTTTCTTCCTTAGATAAATGACTTAAGTCAGGACCTGAAACCGAAGTTGTATCAACTGACGATTTCATGAAACCTGGTTTTAAGAATTTATCAAGTCCGAATTTTATAAAATTCTTCTGTTCAGTTACAGGAACTTCTTTAGGAACCTCTTTTCCGTTAAGTCATAAAGACTTAACTTGAAGAGCTTTCTTGGAGACGTTACTATCCTTAACAGTATCATTTATAAAATCTAGGATTTTAAGAGGATTGTCAACTACTTCCTTTCGAAGATCTTTAGGATCACGGAAGAAAGTAAGATCTGTCCAAGTACTTTCGAGATCTCTCTCTAAGTCAAAAAGTTGACTGAAAGAAAGTTTCTTGAACTTACTTGTCCCTATGAATTGATCCCATTCCATATGCTCTAATGCATTGAAGAATCTCTCTAATTCTGAATATTTATTAATTTTAAAATTCAGCATTATTGACATATTTTCAAGACATGAGGCGGGTGGAAAAGTGAATCTAGAAAAATCCAGATTCTTGATTTCAATATAATCTGGGAAGAATCAAGAAAGAACATTTGTATAAATTATTCTTTCTTTTCAACTTAGATCATAAAGAAAACCAGAATCAGGTTTCTCACTATCCTTAAGGGGTACCAAGAACCTTCAAGCTGGTTTCAACTCGTTCACAAAATAGTTATCGGACATTATTCTCTTGTATAACCGCTGACATCTCAGCAGTAATGCAATTTTATAATTATCCTCAGCTATTTGAGCGAATCTGAAATTCTTATGAAAATCCAAAGTATCCGTATCGATATCAAGTTTTTGACCAGATATAATCTGATCAAAAGCCATGATTAATCGTTTCGAATCAACTGAATCTATTTTCTTTCCGAAATAAGATCAGGGATTTTTATAAAAATTAAAGAGTGAAATCAACTGAAGTCATGTTATACCTTCCTTATTCAAACATTTTTGAGTAAGGAATCCTATAATAGAGTGAATATAAGCGTTTTTCTTAGAATGTTTTAGTGATTGGACAAGAAGGAATGATCTTTTGAGATTTTTTCCTATCTTTCTGTTCACTAATTTTGTTGCAATGCTCAATCTTCCAAAGAAGTTATTATTACTAATAAACTCCTTAAAAGACCAAGCAGATACATCAAAGCCATAATAAGAGGTTCGCTTAGCAAACTCTACTACAGGTCGGGATGATATAATACTTTTTGATTTATTAATAGTAACCCCTAACTTATCACATAAAGATAAGTAACGGTTAGCTATATTTTCTTCAAAAAGCACAATATCATCACCAAGTACAACATACTCGGTATATCAACCTTGGAATGTGGGGTACTCCATCTTATAACAATACTGAACCATCATATGATGTAGTAAATTCAGCATTGCTCAAGATGAGAGCGCTCCCATAGGTTGACCAACTTTATAGTAGTAATCTCCTTCTAATATTTTATAAGAATTACGATTTACTCTATAAGGTCTATCAACCAGAATCTTTAATCAGATATCTCCAAAGTTTGACCCAAACAATCCGTTTAGCAATTTGGCTTGACACTCGGCAGGCAACCTATCGGTTGCAGCAGAGAGATCAAAACCAAAAGAAGCATTGTACTTCATTGACAAGGTTTGAGCGTAAGAAAATGCTCTTTCCTGATCATGAGTACCATCATTTGGCAACTTATG